TCACAGGACGGTGCCGCATGATGTGTGAAAAGTGTTGGGCCGATGCAGGCGGTTCTTATGATGCGTACCGTGCTATGCTAACTGCTCGTGTCGAGACTCCCTGTACGCCTGAAGAACAGTGCGGTGAGCGACATCTCATCGACCCCACAACGGGCGTGTGCCGCTGTGGCAAGATAACACGCACGGGTGAAGCAGTTCATCGCCTCATTGATGCGGACGGTGCGCATGAACGCACCGCCGATATCCGCGACGCACGGGAGGACGCATGAGCGAGTCAGAAGCGGTCGCGGCGTTCCGTGACCTCACGCTGCGCTTTCCGGACACCGGCGACGCGCCCATGCGACGCGCGGTGCTGGCACACCTCGACGCGCTCACGAAGCGACTGTCGACGATCACGGCGTGCGCCGTCGAGGTGATGCTCGACCTCGAAGCACGGGTGCAGGCCGAGTACAACGGGCCGGATGACGTGCATCCGGCGATGGCGGCACGCTACCGGCGCGACATGCAGCCGGTGCGCGACTTGCGTGCGGCACTGGGCATCACCGAGGACACCGCATGATCACGACGACCCCGTGCGGGCAGTGCCGCCACTGGACCGGCGAAGCGCCGCCCTATCGACCGCACCCGTTTCTGGGGGTCGTGCGCCGTTGCACGAACGCGGCGATCACGCCGGAGCGTGTGACCAGTGCCATGTGGTCCGTCCTGTGGCCCTGGACGGAGGCGCGCGACACCTGCCCGTATGGGGAGCCACGCGCGGCGGGAGGTGCGGCATGAGCACCAGCATCATCACCAGCCTCCTCACGGCGCTCGCCGTCATCTGGATCCTCTCGCTCGTCCTCACCGGCTGGATGGTGCTCATGTTCGTTGCGTCCGTCTGGACGCGGCGCGATACTGCCGACGACGCGCAGCAGCGCCGGGAGGCGGAATGATGACGCACGGCGACCTGTTCTCTGGGATCGGCGGGTTCGCGCTCGCCGCCCGCTGGATGGGCTGGCGCACGGCGTGGTTCTCCGAGATCGACCCGTTCGCGTGCCGCGTGCTCGCGCATCACTGGCCGGACGTGCCGCAGTTGGGCGACGTGACGCGCGTCGATTGGTCTACCGCATGGCGCATCCTCGCGCCGCGTGAAGGCCGGTAAACTCGACAGAGGAGGTGGACCATGAAGGATGAGGTTGCCCGTGGCTTGATTGAAGCGGCGCTGGCGCGCTACGATGCACAGTGCCGTCCGTCTGTCCCGTCCGACCAACTGCTGGAGTACGAAGACCGGCTCGCCGAGGCGTGCGAGCGATACCGCAGGATGGTGCCGAGAGGTACGCCAGCCCCCCGCCCACAGACGACGGTTCGGCCGTCCCCCAACACCAGGAGCACCGATGGCAGGTAGACCGAAGGCGCGAGCGCGGCTCGCGGCACTCCAGAAGATGCAGGCCGGCGAACCGCTGACCCCCGAGGAGCAGGAGCTACTCAACACGCCGGGGCGCCCGATCCGCGACGCTTCGGGTCAGACGCGCACGTTCGCCGGCAACACGTCCAAGGTGGACCGGGACGGGAGCAAGACCGGCATCAGTGACGACGACATGCACGCCGTGGCGAGCCGCGTCGCGCAGCATCCGGCGGTGCTGGATCTCCTGTCCTCGAAGCTCGTGGAGGAGCCGGAGGGCGCCGCCTTTTCGCACCAAGCGGTCCAGCTCCTCGCGCAGAGCGGCACGCCGGACACGGAGATTGCGCGCTTGCTCAACATCACGGTCAAGACGCTCCGCGAGCACGCGACGGACGCCCTGGAGCTTGGGCAGACGCAGCACCGTGTGTCGTTGCGCCTCGGGCAGTACCGTGCCGCGATGGTCGGCGACCGCTCGTTGCTCATCTGGCTCGGCAAGCAATCGCTCGGACAAGTGGACCGTGCGGTGAACGAGATCAGCGGGCGCGACGGCAAGCCCATTGAGGTGACGGACGGCGCGAACGACGTGCGCGGGAAGCTGATGCGGCTCATCGCCGCGACCACGGGCGAGGAGCAGGCCACCGCACTCCCGCCGGCCGGCGATCCGCCCCCCGCTCTCCCCGCAGGCGATGCTGGCTAACCTGTCCGCCGAGCAGTTGCAGCGCATCCTCAGCGAGTTCAGCGAGGACGAACTGTTCAAGCTGAAGTTCGACTGGCGCTCGTGGGCACGCGCCAGTCAACTGCCGCCGGACGGCGCGTGGACCGTGTGGATGCTCATGGGGGGGCGCGGGCTCGGGAAGTGTATCGACATCCGAACGCCTTTGCCGACCCCGAGCGGATGGCGCACGTTGGCCGACGTGTCGCCGGGCGACCAGGTGTTCGACGAGGCCGGCAATCCGACGACAGTGCTCGCGGTGTACGACTCGATCCCGAAGCGCGCGTATCGCCTCACGTTCAGCGACGGAACGTGGATTGATGCGTGCGATCAGCACCAGTGGGTGACGTGGACGCACCGAGACCGAAAGCAGTTCTACCGGCACGAGTCCCCGACGGCGTGGCCGGCGCGGTGGCCGCTGTATCGCGGCATCGTGAAAAGTCGGTGGGGTCATGTGGTCGGCGAGTACGGGCCAGCGATCCGCACGACGCAGCAGATCGTGGACACGCTGCGCTACGGGAAGCGCGGCGACCTCAACCACTGCATCCCGACGTGTGGTGCGCTCCAATACCCGAAGCGCGACCTCCCGCTTGATCCCTATGCGTTGGGCTATTGGCTTGGGAATGGCTCGCACCTCAGCGGCACGATCTCGGCCGGTGACGCCGACGAACTCGCGATTCGGGCGTTGTTTGAGGCGGCGGGTGTGTCAACCAGCGACCGCGCCGACGCCAACGCTTTCGGCGCGCTCGGGGTCGTTGGCGCGCTGCGCGCGCTTGGCGTGCTGGCGAACAAACACGTCCCGCGCCTGTACTTGGAGGCCAGCGTCGAGCAGCGACGGGCGTTGCTCGCGGGGCTGATGGATTCGGACGGCTACGCGGATCACCGCAGCACGGTCGAGTTCTGCAACATGAACCGGCAACTCGCGGAGTCGGTGCTGGAACTTGCCCGCTCGCTTGGGAACCGTCCGGTGCTGTGGGAGGGCGAGGCGACACTGGACGGGCGCTCCTACGGCACGAGGTATCGCGTCACATGGTCGCCCGTTGAGCCAGTGTTCCGCTTGCCACGGAAGGCCGAGCGGCTGCGCTTCGGCGGCGAGCAGGGGATGCGCCGGCATCATCGCATGATCGTCGGTGCCGAGTTGATTGATCCGTGCCCGATGCGGTGTCTCACGGTGAGCGCGCCGACCGCGATGTTCTTGGTGGGCGAAGGAATGATTCCGACGCACAACACGCGCACGGGCGCCGAATGGATTCGCTCGCGCGTCGAGGCCGGGGTCGCGCGCCGCATCTACTTGGTCGGCGCGACCGCATCGGACGCTCGGGACATCATGGTGGAAGGCGAGAGCGGAATCATGTCGGTCTGCCCGCCGTGGAACAAGCCGCTCTACGAGCCCTCGAAACGCCGCCTGACATGGCCGAACGGTGCGGTGGCGACGCTGTTCTCGGCCGAGGAGCCGGAGCGGTTGCGCGGCCCGCAGGGCGACACGGCGTGGTGCGACGAGATCGGCGCGTGGACGAGTGGCGATGCGTGGGACCAGATGATGCTGGGCCTGCGGCTCGGCCGAAATCCACAGGCGCTCGCCACGACGACGCCGCGCCCGACGGCGTTTGTGCGGAGCATCCTGCACCGCCCGGATACCGTCGTCACGCGCGGCACGACCTACGACAACAAGCGGAACCTCGCCCCTGCGTTCTTGACGACCGTGCTCAAGAAGTACGAGGGCACACGACTCGGCCGACAGGAAGTGCTCGGGGAGTTGTTGGAGGACACCCCCGGCGCGCTGTGGAGCGCCGCGATGATTGAGAACACGCGGTGGCGCGCACTCCCGGAGGGATGGGAGTGGGGGCGCGTGGTGGTCGGCGTCGATCCGGCGGTCACGAGCCACGACGAGTCAGACGAAACGGGGATCGTGGTCTGCGGACGTGGCGCGGGGGCGTGGTCCGACCACTATGTCGTGCTCTCGGACAAGTCCGGGCGCCACCCCGTCACGAGCAGCGACCCGACGACCAAGACATGGGCGGCGGTGGCGGTCGAGGCGTATCGTGCGCACATGGCGGACTGTCTGGTTGCGGAGCGCAACAATGGTGGCGATCTTGTGGCCGGTGCCATCGCGCAGGTTGCCCCGGATGTCGGGGTGCGGGTGGTGGTGGCGACGAAGGGCAAGGCGAAGCGCGCGGAGCCCATCGCGCTCCTCTGGGAGCAGCGGCGGGCACATGTGCTTGGGATGCACCACCACCTCGAGGATCAGATGACCACCTTCCAGCCGGACGATCCGACCGCATCTTCCCCCGATCGCATGGACGCGATGGTGTGGGCGATGACCGAGTTGACGGGCGGAGAAGGGCTCGTGGTGCTGTGAAGCGCGCCCTGACGACACTCGGCATCACCCGTCCGGCCCGCCGGGCGGGCGAGGCGCTCTACGCCGACCAAGTGGCTGACCCGTTCGACGCCCGCCTTGATAGCGGATTCTCTGTTGTCCGGTCATCCGATCCTGTGCAGTACGTGCGGGCTGGGCGCACGATCCGGACGAACGGGTTTGAGACGAACGCCATTGTACAGGCGTGCGCCCGTGTCATTGCGGATCAGGTCGGCACGGCGTGGCTGGAGGCGTACCGGATGCGCGCGAAAGGGGCGGTCGAGCTGGCGCTGGACACGCCACTCCAGTCGTTCCTCGACCAGCCGGCCCCACAGCTCTCAGGGTTCGCGTTCCGCCGGACGGTGGCGTTGCATCTGACCCTCTACGGCAACGCCTATGCCCAGATTGTGCGGCGGGCGGGCCGGCCGGAGCGTCTGCGCTTGATCCATCCCGAGCGCGTCCAGCAAATCGTCGTGGATGAGGCGTCCGAGGAGATCCTGGCGTACGTGTGGAATCGGTCGGGCGGCGCGCAGGTCGTCTCGCCGTGGACCGACATCCTCCACGCGCGCGACCTGCTGGTCCATCCGGATCTCTACTTCGGCTTTCCTCGGGGTTTGTCGGCCCTGTTTGAGATGCAGACGGACGACGAGGCAAGTGTGTATGTGCGCCAGATCCTCTCGAACTCTGGCGTGCCGGCGATCGTGTTCTTCGCGCGCCAAGGCACCAGTTTGGACGAACTCAAGCGGGCTGAGGCGGCGTGGCACGAGCGCATGGTGCAGCGCGGGGAGCGGGGCCGGACTCGGTTCCTCGGCGGTGTCGAGCAGATGCAGGTGGTTGGGCACACGCTGAAGGACTTGGAGTTCCCCTCGCTCCGGCAGATCAGCCGCGAAGATATTTGTGCGGCGTTCGGCGTGGACCCGCGCCTCATCGGCGCGGCGAGCGCGAAGGGCAACGAGGGCGGATTGTCCGGCTCGCAGTACCAAGAGGCCCGCCGTCGTCTCGAGCAGCAGACCTGCCATCCGCTCCGGATCGCGATTCAGGACGCGCTCGACCAGACGCTCACGCCGGAGTTCGGCCAGGTGTACGCCCGGTTCTCGCCGGACGCGATCAATGGGATCGTCGAGACGCCGACCGAGCTGGCCGAGCGGGTCGCGGTGCTCACGGCAGCACGGGTGTTCACGCTGGAGGAAGCGCGGCGCGCGGTCGGGCAGCCGGAGGCGATGGACCCGGCGCACACGACCGAGGCGCAGGCGCTCCGCACCGTCAAGGAGGCGCTGGAGGCGGGCGCGATGGGGCAGGAAGTGCTCAAGCAGGACATCGCGAGCAACGACACCCTGGACGACGCCGTAGACGAAGCGCAGGGCTTGCCGACGCCGATGGAGGAAACCCGCGTTGCCAAGCGGCCGAAGCAGACGCGCGCGGAGGCCCCAGTCTCCCGCGTCCGCCGGGGCGACGACGCGGTGCCGTGGACGCGCGCCGAGCTGGAGGCGGCGTGGTCCGGCACGGTGGAGGAACTGGCGCTCGTGGAGGAGGAGATGGCGTCGGCGGCGCTCGACGTGTACGGGGCGACACTGGACTACGTGCTGTCCGTGCTCGCGGCGGCGAGCGATGAGGACGTGCGCTCCTCGCCGTGGTGGGAGCGGTTCTTGGCGGGCGTTTCGGCGCTGTTCGCGGCAGACGGGCCGATTCGTCGTCTGTGGTCGCGACGGATGCGTCCGATCATCGAGCGCGTGTTGAGCAGCGCGGCGAACCGGGCAGCGGCCGAGATGGGCGCTGACGTGTCGGACACCGCGCTCCGGGCTGCGGTGGACCGCCGCACCGGCCAGATGACGGACTACGTGGTGGCGACGACACTCCGCCGGCTGAACGAGGTGATCGCGGCCGGGCGCAGCGCGGGCATGACGGCGACGGAACTCCGGGCAGCGATCCAGTCCGTGTTGGCGGACGCCGAGATGCTCGCGGCCGATGCCGCGCGCCTCGCCCGCACCGAGGCGTTCGGTGCGCTCAACGAAGGCGAGTGGATCGCCGCGCGTGCCGGCACGACGGCTGGTACAGTTCGGGTCAAGGCGTGGCTGTCCGAGCGAGACGAGCGGGTGCGCGTCTCGCACGTCGGGTGCGACGCGGCGGGCTGGATTGACGTGGAGGCCGCGTTCCCCAACGGATTGCAGTACCCGCACGACCCGGCCGGGAGTGCCGATGAGGTTGCCAACTGCCGCTGCGTCCTGCGCTACGCGGATCGTCCCTTGGAGGAAGTGCCATGAAGATCCCTGAACTGTCTCTGTGGGCGACGCGCCTTGAGGTCCGCACGTCCGACCTCCCGAGCGGCGTCGTGGGCCGCGTGCGCGGCGTCGCTGTGGTCTACGGCGTCGTGGATACGTGGGGCACGCTGTTCAAGCGCGGCTCGCTGGACAAGACGCGCGCGAAAGCCAACGCCGGCAAGGTCAAGCTGTTCGACAACCACGGGGTGGCGGACTGGTACGGCACGCGCACGCACATCGGCGTGGTGCGGTCACTCATGCCGGACGGCGACCGCGAGGTGATGGAGGCCGACCTGTTCGATACCGAGGACGGCCGGCGGGCGAAAGAATACCTCACGGCGGTCATGGCGTCCGGTGCGGACACCGGCCTGTCGATCGGCTTCTACGAGCGGTCGGGGGGATGGGTGAAGCGCGACGGGGCCTCCATCTACGAGTTTGATGAGGTCGAACTGGACGAGATCAGCCTCGCCCCGCGCCAAGCGGTGCCGGGTGCGGAGGTCATGGGCGTCCGCCGGACCCCGCAGGGCTTGACGAACGCCACCGCGCGTGCCTTGTTTCGCCACATCCGCTCCTCGCTGTCTGCTGAGGAGATGGCGGTGCTGCTCGCCGATCCGGTGTCCTCCGACGAGGAGACGCCTCCCGAGCCGCCCACTGTTCCGGCCGCTGACGAAGCTCCGGTCTCACTCGCGTCCCGTCTTGCGACGGTGCGCTCGATGCTGACCCCCGAGCCCCAGAGGCCGACCCATGCCCGTACAGCAGAAGAACCGCGCCGCCACTGAGCTGCGCGCCAAGGCCGACCAGATCCTCGCGGAACTGGCCGACCCGACCAAGGAGTTCACGAAGGACGAAGTGGAGAAGCGCGCCGCCGAGGCGTCCGCGCTCATCAGCCGCTCGCAGGCCGTCGCCGGCTTCACGCCGCAGGACGAGATCGAGGACCAAGGGGGCGACGCCAACCTGCGCGGCACGCGGACGCCGGATGGCGAGCCGGACGAGCGCAAGACCTACAAGCAGGAGGTCGAGGCGCTCGCCAAGCGCGTCGAGCAGGCGTTCGGCGGGCCGAACTCGCTGATCCTCGCGCTTGCGCGCCAGTCGATCGAGCCCCTGACGACGCGGCAGCAGGACGTCATGCGGTCGATCCGCGACCTTCAGGCACGTACGATCACGGCCGAGAGCGGCAACGCCTCCAAGGCCGAGGTGCTCCTGCCGCTCACGCAGGTGGAGTCGATCTTCCGCGTGCCGATGGAAGTCGGCGGGATGGCGAGCATCGCCACGCGCTACAACGTGCCGGGCCGCACGCTCCGCATCCCGTACCTCGTCCAGTCCTCCACGGACGTGAACCGGCCGATGTCGGGCATCGCCAACGTGACGATCGTGGGCGAAGCTGCGCCCAAGCCGCTGCGCGAGCCGAAGTTCGAGCAGCGGCTCCTGACCGTCTACAAGTACGCTGCCTACACCGAGTTTGGCGACGAGACGCTTGCGGACGACATGACGGGCGACCTCGCGCCGGTCGTGCAGCAGGCAATCGGCGGTGCGGCACTCAACAAGATCAACGAGGACGTGACCTTCGACGGCACGGGCTCGTCGATGCCGCTCGGCGCGTTCCATCCGTCGAACCCGGCGCTCTACAAGGTGATCCGCTCCAACGCCGGCGCGTTTACGGCAACGGACGCCTTCGAGATGTACGCGCGCCACGTCCTCGGCCCGAACTCGCGGTGGTTCATTCACCCCTCGGTGCTGCCGCAGCTCATGGCGATGACGCTGAACGGCACTACGCTGGTGACGTTCATCAACTCGCTCCAGGGCGTGCCGACGATGCAGCTGCTCGGCATCCCGATCGTCGTGACGCCGCTCGTGGCGCTGCTCGGGCTGGAAGGCGACGTGTGCCTTGGCAACGGCGCGTTCTACGCTATGGCACTGCGTCAGGCGCTCACGATCGAGTCCTCGATTCACTACAAGTTCCGCGACGACATCACGGCCTATCGCTTCTACGCGCGAGCCGGTGGCATTCCGATTCCGGACGGGCTCTACTCGTACAAGGTCGGCTCGAACTCGGCCCGCGAGTACGCGGTGTCCCCGTTCGTGGTGCTGGACGACGTGTACGCGAGCTGAAGGTAGCGGGGAGAGCGCATCCGGTGCTCTCCCCGCACCCTTCTGGTCTTGAGGACCGGCAATGACTGCTGAGGCGATCCCGCTGGCCGACCAGCGTGCGGACGACCCGGAAAGCGGAGCGGGGTGGGGGATCACCGCGCACCGTCCGCCGGGCGACTACACGCTGGTCGCCGCACTCCAGCCGCACATCTACGTGGAGGCCGCGCGCGGGCTGCACGAGAAGGTGCGCCCCGGCATGGTGTATTGGATGGAGACGGAGCGGGTTGAGGCGAACGCCAAGGCCGGCCTCGTCCACGCCAGTCCCAAGCGGGCGTGCGGGTGGTGGGAGGACGCGCACCGTGTGCTTGGCGTCGAGCCGGGTGCCGATGTCGCGGAGCCCTATGCGGCCGGCCCGTCGGACGGCGCGCTCCGGATTGCCAGTGGGTGCGGGTACGACCCTGGCAGCGCCGCGTTCCGGTTCCACAGCGCGATCAACGAGCACACGAAACACGCGATGGCGTTCGTGCGGTGGGGAGACAACAATCCGCACTGTTCACTGCGCCAGTACGACGGTGTGAACGACTTGTGGGCGGTGCGCGACGCGGTGCAGCGCGCCGATGTGCTGCACAACCATGTCGGCTACTGGCTACTGAACAACACCGGCGTCCGGCAGCGCGACGATCAACTGCTCGTGCGGCACTATCACGGCAGCGCAAAGAACGGGCGCTCCAATCTCGAACCGTTGTTCGACAAGGCAAAGCGCGCGGTCGTGCTTGGCGCACGCCTCCAGCTCATCGCGGAGGCGGCGAGCTTCGACTTGCCGATGGAGTGGTGTCCGATCCCGATGCCGGTGGCGCGATACCGGGCGTGGCGGGATCGGGTACGGCGCGAGATGCAGTGGGAGCCGCTGGTCGGGCCGGCCACACCGGCGCGGCCGTTCGTGGTTGCGCACACGCCGACCAACATGCGGATCAAGGGGACCGACGTATTCCGTCGGGTCATGCAGACGTTGCGGGACCGCAAGGTGCCGGTCGCGTCGCGCCTGATCCACGGCGTCTCGCTGCGCGAAGCGATTGCGCGGCAGGCGGCGTCCGATGCGACGTTCGATTCGTTCTGGCTCGGCATCCAAGGGAGCGGTCTTCAGGCGGCGGCGATGGAAATGCCGGTGGTCGCCGGCGACCACGACAACCGCGTGCTGTACGAGGTCGAGTTCGGCGCAGTGCCCTACACGTTCGCGAACGACGAGGCCGCGCTGGCCGACCAGATTGAGCGGTTGGCGATGGACCCGACGTACCGGTCCACGGAGGCGTCGCGCGTCGCGCGCTACGCCGAGTCGGTGCATGACTACGCCGCTGTCGCCCGGCGCTACGAGGCGACGCTGGCCCGCGCATTGGGCCGACCCGATGTACTCACCCATCCGTCCCACCACGTCTAGGAGTGCCCCATGTCCGCAATGAGCGACTACCTTGAAGGCCAGCTTCGCGCCCACATCTTCCGCACGGACTCGTTCACGAAGCCGACACAACTGCACATCGCCCTCTTCACGGCGGCGCCGAACGATGCCGGTGGCGGCACAGAAGTCACGGGCGGCAGCTACGCGCGCGTGGCGCGGGCGCCCAGCGACGCGAACTGGACGGCGCCGGACGCGACGGGCGGCCTGACGGCGAACGCGGCGGCGATCACGTTCCCGGCGCCGACTGCAAACTGGGGCACGGTGACGCACTTCGCGATCTTCGATGCGTCGAGCGGCGGCAACATGCTGTTCCACGGTGCGCTGTCGGCCTCGCGCGTCATCAACAACGGCGACGCCGCGCCCGAGTTTGCGGCGGGCGCGCTGACCATCACCTTCGCCTGAGCCAACCATGCCACGCTATGCCATTCCCTTCGGGGTCAACACGTCGCTGACGGCCGCCACGCCAAAGACGGTGGCGGCTGTCGCGGCGCCCGCCTCGCGCCGTGCCCGCCTGGTCGGATTCGAGCTTGGCTTCGATTCCGTGACCGCGACCGACAACTCGTGTCTGGTCGAGATCGTGCGCGGCGACGGTGCGACGGCCGGCACCAGCACGACGCGCACGCCGGTCCCCATCGACGCCTCGGACCCGGCGGCGCTCGCGGCCGGTCGCGTGAACTACACGGCGGAGCCGACGGAGCTGACCGTCATCAGCGAGCGGCGCGTGACGCCGGTCGGCGGCGGCGTGATCTATCCGCTCGAGACGGCGGACCAACCGACGTGTGCGGTGAATCATGTGCTCGGCATCCGGCTGACGGCGGCGCAGGCGCAGAGCAACATTCGCGGCACGCTCTACTTCGAGGAGTAGGGCGTGCGTATTCGGGCCGTGACGACGGCGCAGCGGCGTCGGGGCGGTGCCTCGGCGCCGTCGTCGCATCCGCTCGGCGCGAGCGTGTCAGGCGTGGCGACGGCCGGGGCGGATCTGGTGGTGCCGAGTGCGTGGGCACCGAATCTGCCAGCGAATATGACTCTCTACGCTGACACAACATTCGGTGGTCCGTGGCAGAATGAACAGGCACGCAACGGGTTCATCACGTTTTTCGATACCAGATTCGTGAATGACACAACCTCACCGCACGATACTCAGGTCATGGAGTGGTTCTATGATGGCGGTATCAACCTCAACGGCGCTGGCGGCGGTGGGATCAGCTATATAGATGAGTCAAACACGAACTTCTGGCGTGAAGCGTACTACTGCATGATGATCAAGTTTTCTCCCACCTATCGCTTCCATGTCGCCGGAGAGAAGTTCTTCTATCCCATCGTGGCTCCGATCGAGGGGGGCGCCAATCTTGAAGGGTATTCAATCGTGCGCGCACCCGGCAATGATTTCACGCGGGCGCGGTGGCAGTATTACCAAGAGTTTGGCACCGAGCCATATGTCACACGCGGCGAATGGCTCATGCTTGAAGCGCACGTCAAGCTGTCAGACGTTGGGCAAACCAACGGATTCTGGAGACAGTGGCAGAACGGCACGCTTGTGATGGACATCGGAAACTTGTCGAACGGCGTTGGATCTGGCCCGCAGCGGTACTTTCAATCCCTGCGATTCACTGGAACTCGGGGTGGCGGATTTGATGACGCGCTAACTCCACCCGAGGGAATGTATCGTCGATTCTCTCGCTTCACGGTTTACGCAAGGGTGCAGCCATGAGTACATTTGTGCGTTCTGCGGCAGTGACCGGCTTCACAACGACGTTCGACCTGACAGGCGGCAATGGTTGCTATGTGCAGGTTTTTGGGGACAGTCAGTGTACTAATCTCGAAGTCGGGGTTGGTAACGAAGCTACACTCATCGGCACCATCACTGACACCTATGGATCTGGCTCGACAACGCTATGGCGTTCTACGTCATTCCCCAGCGGGCTTCAGACGATTTACGCGACTATGGCGGGCGGTGGCAACACCGAAATGATTATAACGCTCGTCAGTGGTGTAAATACCACGACGCCTGAGCGCGACACACCCGTGGCGATCAAAGTAAACGCCGGTACCGCTGTTACTGCCAGCCCCACAAGCAGTAGCGGCGACTTGATGGTGCAAATGTTGTTTGCGGGTGGCGGCGACCCGACGTTCACTCTGGATAGTGGTCAAACGCTGCGAACCCGCCGAGAACTCGGAGGCTATACAGGGAACTTGTGGACAAAGGCTGCATCGGCTGGCAGCACCGCGATGAACCTGACCGCCAGCAATACAACCGACATTCACGGATTTGTCTTTGCAGTTGCCACAGCGTCCGACACCCTCACCGTCACGAACCAGCCGACGACCGCGACGAGCGGTGTCGCGATGGGCAATGTGGTCATCACGTCGAGCGACACGTCGTTCACGGGGAACGTGACGATCGAGAAGGTGAGCGGCGATCCGACGGTGAGCGGCACGCTCACGGTCGCCGCGAGTGCGGGCGTGGCCACGTTCACGAACATCATCCCGACGGGGACTGGCGCGCTGGTGCTGCGCGCGGTCGCCGCCGATCACGACAACGTGACGCTCGCGACGATTACGGTGGCCCCCTCGGCGGTGCCGGCGCTCGGCCGGTTCCGCCTCAGCGGCCCCGTGCGGTGACGAGGTAGCCCGTGGCGTTCACGTCGCTCGGGACCGTCGCTGAGGCCGAGAACAAGACCAGCGCGTCGTCGATTGCGGCGACGTTCAGCAACGCCGTGCCGGTTGGCACGCTGCTTGTGCTGCGGTACGCGGGCGACAACATCACGACGCCGAACACCAACGACGACACCGGGACGACCGAAATCAGCGGCGTCGCCGACTCGCAATCCAATACGTGGATTCGCGCGCGTGGCGTGATCCGGGGTGCGGGCACAGCGGCCGCCGGCGTTGTGGGCCACGTGTGGTACTGCGTCGTCACGACGGCGCTCAGCACGAGCGATACCGTCACGGTGACCCTCGCGTCGTCTCGCACGGCGAAGGCCGTGCATGTTGAGGCGTACAGTTTCGGCGGCAGGACGATTAGCGTCGCCATCGCCAACGGCGCCAACGGCGCGAGCACGACGCCGAGTGTCGCGAGCGGCACGGCCGACGCAGCCAGATCGGGACGGCTCTGGATCGGGCACACCGCCTACGAGCGGCCCACCAGCGACACCGACCCGACACGCGGAGAGGACTGGGACGCCGCGCCCGCGGAATACGGGACGACCGGCGGCACGGCCAACACGAATGTCCTGATCGCCGGTGGTCGGCACATCACCACGGCCACGTCGCGCACATGGGCGAGCACGCACCCCACGTCGAGCGACTGGGCCGCGATCGTCGTGGCGTTCGACGAGGCCTCGCTCGGCGCGTCGGTCACGGCGTCGGCGTCCGTCACGGCTGACCTGACGGTCCCGCCGCCGCCCACGCCCATCCTGTCTCTCGGCACAACGCGCCCCGTCGCTCGCCGGCATCGTCCGATTGCGCGCCGGGTGCGGTCGCTGGTGTTCGGGCCGCTGCTGGTCGGGCTGTCCGCGCCCGAGGGGATCGCGCTCGCGGCCGATGTGACCGCCACGGCGACGGCCAGCGCCTCGCTGACCGTGCCCAAGCCCCTCGCCGCCGAGGGGACCGGGACGGCGACGGCGACCGCCACCCTCCAGGGCGCGTCGGCCGCGCTCGAGGCGGCGGGGTCAGGCGTGGCGACGGGCGCGGGGGCGCTGACCGTCCCGAAGCCGCTCGAGGCGTCGGTCGCCGCGTCGGCCATCAGCACGGCGTCCCTCGTCGTCGCACGGCCGCTCGACGGGGCGCTGACCGCCACGGGAACGGCCACGGCAGCCCTGAGCGTGCCCAAGCCGCTGGACGCCGCCGTCACGGCCACGGCGAGCAGCACGGCGTCTCTGGCAGGCACGTCCGCCCCGCTGGACACCAGCGTCACGGCGACGGCCACCGTTGCGGGCGATCTGGTCGTCGCGAAGCCGCTCGGAGCGGCCGCGTCGGCCGTGGCCACCACGACCGGCGCCCTCACCGTCCCGAAGCCGCTCGCGGCCGCCGTCACCGCGTTGGCGACCACAACCGGGGCACTGGAAGATCCGGCGCCGATTGCCGTGGTGGGGCGCGGCACGCTGCGTCCGGTGCGACACCGCACGCCGGCGGTCCCGATCCGGGGCGGGGTGCAGTTGCTCGTTGGGCGCAAGATGCCGCAGGCGGCTGCTCTCGCCGCCGGGGTAACCGCCACGGCGAGCGTCAGTGCCACGCTGACGACCCCCAACCTACTCGCGGCAAGCGCGACGGCCACCGCGTCGGCCACTGCGGCCCTCGTGGTCGCGAAGCCGCTCGCGGCCGCCGTGACGGCCACGGCGTCGGTCGCGGGTGTCCTCGCCAACCCGGACGCGGCGCTTGTCGCGTCCCGTGGCGTGCTGCGTCCGGTGCGAACGCGGCGCCTCCCGGCCCCGGTGCGTGGCGGGCCGCAGTTCGTGGTCGGCCGCGAGATCGTGGCGGCCGAGTCGGCAGCGCTCGCGGGTGGCCTTACGGCGACCGCCACGACCACGACAACGCTCACGGTGCCCAAGCCGCTCGCTGCGGCCGTCTCCGGTATTGGCAATACTGAGGGCGCCCTCACCGTCCCGAAGCCGCTGACGGGGCTCCTGAGCGCCACGGCGGGTGTTTCCGGGGCTCTCGGCGGGGCCAGTCAAGGGCTTGAGGGGACGGCGGTAGTCACGGCCAGCGCAGCCGGGCTATTGCGGGGAACGGCACAGGCGCTCGCGGCTGCGGTCGGCGCCAACGCGACCGTGGTGGCCGCGATCCGCAGCTCCACGCCCGCCCTCGTCGCGTCGGTTCTCGCCGAGACGTTCGCCGAAGCGTTCCTGGTGGGCACGGGCGCTCCCTTGGCGGGCGGGGTCGCGGGGTCGGCGACAGTCGGCGGTGCGCTGTCGGCCTCGGCGGTGCCGCTGGCAGGCGTGGCGGCAGGGACGGCGCAGGTTGCTGGCACGCTGCGGGGCGCGTCGCAGGGGTTGGAGGTGGCGGCGCTGGCGACAGCGGACGCGACGGGCGCGCTCGTGGTGGCGAAGCCGCTGATCGGCGCGGCGAGCGGGTCCGCCACGATGGACGGCGGGCTGCGCGGCGGTGCGGCGGTGTTGCTGGGGAGCGCGGTCGGCGCGGCGGCGGCCGCCGGTGTCTTGCGGGCCTCCGAGATCCCGCTGGCCGGCGCGGTCGCCGGCTTGGCGGCGGTCACTGGCACGATCCGCGGCGCAGCGGCGGTCCTTGGCGGCGGCGCGATTGGGGCGGCGGTGGTGGCCGGCCTCGTGCGTGGCTCGGCGGCGGTCTTGGCCGGTTCCGCGACGGGTCGCGCGGCAGTGGCGGCAACGCTCCGGCGGCAGCAACTTGCGGTGGGTCGTGTGGCCACCGTCGTGCGCGACCAGTCGCGCCCATCCCCAAGCGTGAGGAAGAAGCGGTGATTGGGTATCTCGAGGAGGACGTGTCCGGACTGGACAACCTGCACTACGACGTGGTGCTCTCCGACCCGATCACGGGCGCCCCGCTCACCAGCGGGACGGTGACGATGCGGCTGGCGGATGTCGGCACCGTGGACCGGCTCGGCGACAGCACCAACGCCGAGGTGGAGATGGCGCACGTTGGCGACGGGCGGTGGGTCGGGACGCACGAGGCGAGCGATTTCGGGCCGCTGCTGCCGGCGGTCGGCGAGCAGTTCGACCGCGTGCTGGTGATCGCCGGGGTCACGCAGGGTCGGCTCATGGCGCGGTGCCGGCGCGTGTCGATCACGAGCGCCGGGCTGCTCCAACAGGTCAAGTTGCGCCTACGCATCCAGACCACGGTGGAGGACGCCCACCTGACCGCCATCCTTCAGTCGGCGGTCGCGATGATCGAAGGGTGGCTCCAGCGCCCGATCCTCCAGCGCGAGGAGGTGTTCATTGACCAGACAGGCACGGGGCCCTTCCCGAGCCCGGCGCTGCTCGTGCCGGTGACGCCGGTGCATACGTTGGTGTCCGTGGCGGACGGCAATCACGACGCGATCGACGTGGCGACGCTGCGGCTGAACCCGGCCACGGGAGTCGTGCTGCGCCGGGACGGCGGGACGTTCCGCTGCGGCCCGTACACGATCACGGCGGTGGTCGGGCTGGAGGGCTCGAAGTACGCGCGGGCCGGCGCCGGCCCTGCGATCACGCAGGCCATCATCGACGTGGCGTGCGATCTCTACCAGCGCCGGAACCCGGTCGCGTCGCGGGAGTCGGAGGGCGGCGGGGTGTCGGTGGACTACGGGGCGTCGCAGCGCGGCGTGGGCGCCGACAACGCGCGCGAGGACTTGCTGCCGGAACGGGTGGCGGCGGCGCTCGCGCCCTACCGGATGTTGGGGGTCGGGTGAGCCACGCGACCCTCCGGGCGACGCGCGTGGCGGTCTACGCCTACTCGGCGGTCACGGACCCCGCGACGCGCGTGGCGTCCTCGCGGTACGTCAAGCAGGCCTCGCCGGACCCGGATGGGCTCTGGTGGGCGTCGCGTGGCGTCATGTTCGGTCGGGAGACGGCGCCTGCGATGGTCCCGCAGGACGAGCAGCAGGCGCTCTGGAGCTTCGCGACCGAAGTGCCGCTGGACCCGGATGACCTGATCGTGGCGGACGGCCAGCGGTGGCGCGTGGCGTCGGTGATGTTGCGGACGACGTTCCGTTCACAGGTGCAGGCGTATTGCGTGGCCGTCAATCGCGGCGAAGAACTGCTGCTGGAGGGCGACGGCTGATGGCGAGGCAACGTTCAACGTTCAAGGAGGCGAGGCACTGGCGCCGCGAGTACTTCGCGCGCGTGGACGAGGCCGTGGTGCGCTCCGGCATCCGCTTGCGCGACGAGATCGTGGCGCGTTTCCAAGCGCGCGGACTCGGCTACACGACCGGGAACTTTGCCTCTGGTGAGGCGGCGGACATCAAGCTCGGGGCCTTGGAGACACGCGGCGGCGTGCGGCGGATCGCGGTGTACTCCCCGGCTCGGCGCTACGGCGAGGACGGGGAGCACAACTACCCGGCCTACTGGGAGCTTGGGCACTTCAACGTGTTCACCGGGCGATTCGAGCGCGTCGAGACCTTCCGGCCGGCAGCGGAGGCCGTCGCAGACGAGATCCCACGCATCCTCGTGCGGCAGTTCCGGCGCGGCGCGCGGCGTGGTGCTATTGAGATCGGGGTTGAGCGGTGACCAGGACCGCGACCCTCTACGGCGTGTTCGCCCGTCGGCTGCTGGACTACCAGCCGGCCGGCGAGATGCCGCTCAACGCGGTGCTCGGCGGGCGGCTCTATGCGTTCGAGCCCCCGGAGCCCGCGCAGTTCCCGTTCGCTGTCATGCGGTTATTCGGGCGGCGGACGGGTGGCGGGGACGACGGGGCGCTGCGCGAGGACGGGAGTTTGGAGATCCAGTTCTTTGGGCGTCCCCGTGGGCAGTCGGCCACGGTGGACCTCGCCGCCGACATCGCCGAGGAAGCCTTGCTTCGGTGGTACGCTCCTGAGGAAGGGGCGCTGATGATGCGCCGTCTCGTTTCCCGTGAAACACTTCCGCCCTTCCCGTCCGAGGCCAATCGGGAGATCGTTCGGGTGCGGGGGGTGTGGACGTATACGTGGTGGCCCCAGTACCGCACACAGACGGCTGTACCCGCAGGCGCCCCAGCGCCAACTCCGTGACCAATACCCCGAGGACTGACCCATGACGTTTCCCGGCTACACGCGGCCCACCGAGGCCATGATCGACGCGGGGGTGCTCTACCTGCGCGACCCGTCCACCAGCAACCTGATCGGCATGGGGCCGACGCGCGGTGGGCTCACGTTCAACCCCGGCCGCGAGATGCGGAACGTGGAGTTCGACGGCAAGACGACGGATATCGAGGGCGCCGACCGCGTGCTGCGGTACAACACGACGCTCTCCGGCGGGCTCATCGACTTCTCCGCTCGCTCGCTTGGGTTCTTCGAGCCGGGCAACACGACGGGCCAGTCAGGATCGAGCACGGTCGTCTCGCCGATCCTCGCCACGCAGTTCCTCGCGGCCGGCGCGTACCTGCGCGACGTGCTCTGGATCTCGCGCAATCAGGACAACCGGATCAAGGTCGTCGGTTTCCCGGTCGGCCTCGTGACCGAATACGAGATCGTCGGCGAGCAGGACAATGAGACGATCGCCAATCTGACGATTGCCGCGCGCATCCCCTCGGGAGCGACCGACATCAACACCGCGCCGTACCGCTGGTTCATCGCCAACGCGATCGGCGACCTGGCGGCGCTGTTTCCTGGGTTCTGGAACATGCCGGGGTACGTCGGCGCATGAAGGCGATCAACCTTGCGGACATGCTCGCGCCGCTCCCGCCGGTTCGGTTCCCGACCGGCGCGGAGTGCGCGGTGCGTCCGTTCACGGCGGAAGCCTACGAGCTATACCGTGCGCTGCGCGGGCGGATGGAGAAGGCAGTGCAGGGCGAGGGGATCAACGAGGACGAGATGCAGGAAATGCTCTCCCGGCTGCTCGCCCTCGTGGTGCCGGACGCGACGCCCGACGATCTCGCGTCGCTCGGCGAGCGGTTCGACGCGAAGTTGGTGCCCGTGATGCTCGCGGCCGGCCGCGTGGAGGAGGTCATGGCGGCGATGCACGACGTGAACGCGGTACCGGAGGGAAACGCGCCCCGCCCGCTGCGCTCGCGCGGCGGCACGTCCTCGGCGCACAAGTCACGCGGTACGCCCAAGCGTTTGGCCAATCGTGGGGGGCCGTCTATCGTGAAGTAGACCTGCGCGACGTACTGGTGGCGCTCTGGTGCTTGCAGGACGAAGATCGGCGCGACGAGCTGCGGCGTGAGGGCGACCGGCTCCGGGGCGCGGTCTTGGCGAACTTGGCGTTCCACGACGGCAAGGCGCTGGAGCGGGAGATGCGGAAGTACGATCGGGCGCTTGCCACGCCGGTTGGCGGTGGCGCGGCAGTGGACGACCCGGTGATCCGGCGGGCGCTGTCCGATGCCTTGACTCAGCTTCGTGATACAGGGAGGCGGCGCGCGTGATTAACCTCGGTGACCTGATGCTGGCCGTCGAGGTGGATGCGGTCGGCAGTATCAAGGCAATCCGATCCATCCAGAAGGCCGCGCGTACCGCTGCCCAGCAGCAGCAGCGCGACCAAGAGCAGCTTGCGCGGTTCTACGCGCGGCTGTTCGGAGAGCGGGTTGCCGGTGAGCGTCAGGCCGGCTCCGTGCAGCGCGCCGAGGCGCGGTTCTTGGCGCGGCTCCGAGAGCAAGAGCGCCGGGCGTACATCGAGGGCGCGCGGCGGGCGGCGAACGCTGAGGCCGGCTACAACCGCCGGAACGCCGAATGGTGGGTGAACTACCGCCGCCGTCGTCAGGCGTTATTGCGCGCCGAGACCGCCGCCTACGTGCAGGACGCACGGTTGCGGTCGGCTGCCGATCGGGCCAACGCCGAGTGGTGGATGAGCCACTACCGGCGGCGCCGCGCGATGGAGCGCGCCGAGACTGCTGCGTACGTGCAGGACGCACGGCTGCGGTCGGCCGCCGATCGGGCCAACGCCGAGTGGTGGATGAGCCACTACCGGCGGCGCCGCGCGATGGAGCGCGCCGAGACTGCTGCGTACGTGCAGGACGCACGGCTGCGGTCGGCCGCCGATCGGGCCAACGCCGAGTGGTGGATGAGCCACTACCGGCGGCGCCGCGCGATGGAGCGCGCCGAGACCGCCGCGTACGTGCAGGACGCACGGCTGCGCGCCGCCGCCGACCGTCAAGCGGCTGCCGTGGCCGCTGCCGCGCAGCGTGCCTCGCGCGCTCGGGTCACGGGGGCCGCAATGGCGCTGCGCGGCGGGTCCGGCCTCTCGACGGTCGGCATTACATCAACGGTCGCGGGTACGTTCGCGGCGCGCGGGCTCCTGCGCGCGATCGACGACGTGCAGGTCATGCGCCAGCGGCTTGCCCAGGTGATCGAGACGGCAGGCGACGCGCGGGTCGTCATGGACGAACTGACGGCGAGCGCCAGCCGCCTGCGCGTGCCGGTCGGCGATGCGACGGAGCTGTTCGTCAAGCTCCGGCAGTCGAACGGGCAGCTTGGCCTGTCGATGGGCGAGACGCTGACGGTCACCAATGCGTTTGCGGCAGCACTCCGCATCTCTGGCGCACAGGGGCAAACGGCCGCGTCGGCGCTGCTCCAGTTCGGGCAGGCGATGGCGAAGGGCAAACTGGACGGCGACGAGTTCCGGACGGTCGCGGAAAATGCGTCCGAGGTGCTCCGCGTCATGGAGCGCCAGACGGGCCTGACGCGCGGCGAGCTGCTGAAGATGCGCGAGGCGGGGCAACTGACGGCGAAGATGCTCTCGGACGCCCTGATTGCGGAAGCGAAGACGCTGAACGATCGCGTCGCCAAGCTCGCGCCCACCATGACGCAGGCGGCGACGGTGTTCCGCAACTCGATGCTCCAGATGATCGGGAACTCGCGAGACTTGGAGGAGGCGACGGGAAACGTTGCGCGAAGCATCATCAGCTTCGGCAACACCATCTCCGAGAATAGTCAGACGGTCGCGAACCTCGGCGGGTTGGCGCTCAAGCTCGGGGCTGCGACCGTCGCCGCGCGTCTCTTGGCGTCTGCCGTGGGAGCGATCGGCACGATCCCGGCCGCGCTGATCGGCGGCGCGGTGCTCCCGTTCGTGGCGCGCGCCTACGGCGAGGGACAGCGCGCCGACGCGCGCGCGAACCGCATCAAGACGCTCGTCAACGAGGGGAAGCGGGACGAGAAGGCACTGGCGGACTTGACCTCCCGGCTGGTCGCGGCGCAGACGCGGTATCGCGCGGCGCAGGACGAGGCCGCGCGCCTCCAGACCTTGCCGGTGGGGCCAGAGCGGAACGCGCTTATCGCCCGGTCGAGCGAGATCGCGCGCGAGGCACGGGAAAGCGAGCAGGCATACCGCGAACTCGCCGAGGCGTTGACCTTGGCGTCGCGCGCGCGCGCGGCGCTCCTTTCCGGAGGATCTGAGGTCACTTCGCCGGCCGGCGACCCAGAGACGATCAAGGACACGACCGACGAGTTCCTGCGTGCGGCGCAGGCATTGGCCGATGCGCGGGCGCTGCGCGAGCAGGACTTTGGGCGCCTTCAGCAGATTGCGGCGGCAGAGCGGCGCGTGCTCGAGGAGAACACGGCCAGCACGGAGCGGCTTGCCACTGCGTACGGGCGCCTGTCGTCGGTGGCGGATGTCATGCGGACGTTCTACAGCGAGAACGAGAAGATTCCCGGCGGTCTCGCGGAGACGACGCGGCGCGTGGATGTGTTGATCGACCGCTTTGACCTGCTGTTCTCGGTGATGTCCGCGCAGGACGTGCGGGACATCGTGGCCGAGAAGGACCGCCTGACCGAAAAGCTGCGCGAGCTGGACTTCGCCAGCGAGGAGTACGTGGACACACTGGAGCGGATTCTGGAGATCAGCAATCTGCTCTCCAACGCCGATCCGTTCCGCCTCGTGTCCGGCGATCGGAACCGAAGGCTCGGCCGGGCCGCGCGCGACATCGAGGACATGGTATCGCAGATGCGGCAGTCCTTGGAAGATGAGATCCTGTCGATCCAGATAAACGCGCCGGGCGACCTGTTCACTGCGTTCTTCACGGGACTTGGCGAGCAGTGGGTGCAAGGCGGCACCTCGCTGCGGAATCAGATGCTCGGCACCATCGGCAATATCTTCATGTCGATGGGCGCGGCGATGGTGAAGTACGGCATCCTCCAGACGAAACTCGCGAAGGCGCTGGTCAACCCGATCACGGCCGGGCCGGCAGCCATCGCCATCGGCGGGGCGATGGTCGCGCTTGGCGCGGCGTTGTCGTCGGCGTTCCGGAGCGGTGGCCGCGACACCTCCGGATTCGGCGGGGGCATCGGAGGGCTTGGCGTCGGCGGGGACAGGACGATGGAGTCCGTGTACCGCTTCGATGACCGGCCCTATCAGAGTGGCGGGACGCGCACGGCGAGCGGGTCGTCGCCGGTGATCGTGAACGCCACGATCATCGGGCCGAATGACCCGAACGCGCAGCGCCAAATCGCACAGTTGGTGGACAACGCCGCACGGCGCGGCCTGATGCAAGGCGGAGGGATGCGGACCTGATGGCGACAATCACCTTCACCGACGGCGCGGGCGCAGCCACGTTCAGCAACGGCACGACGGGGCCGATGTCCCGTTTCACCGAATGGACGCCGGACGTGTCGCGCATCAGCGACTCGGCCGTGGCGCTCGGGTCTGGCATCACCTACGAGTACCTGTTCCGGCAGGACTACGGGGCACGGTTCCGCCTCGAGCACATCCCGCTCGCGCAGATCAGCAACTATCACCGCTTCAAGCGGCACGCACTCTCCGGAGCGACGTTCACTGTGAACACGCAGGACAAGAGCAATCGCAGCTACCTGTGCCGGATCGCACCAGGCGCCGACCTTGAACTGGAGATGGAGGACCGGGTGTTGTTGGAGTACTCGCTGGAAGTGGCGGTCATTAGCGCGGAGGTGACACCCGCGCCCATGCTGTGTGAGTACCGCTGATGCCCTCGCAGTCCGTCACCTATCGCCTTCGCATCCGGAACGCGGCGGACAGCGCCGACGAGATGGTCGCCACGTCGGGCACGGGCACCGGCGCGCACATCGTCGAGCCCCCGCGCGTGGACGGGTCCAGCTTTGACCCGCTGACCGGCAAACTGTCGATCGGCAGTGCGGTGGTGCGCGTGGCGGACCCATTGCTCTCGGCCGGCACCCGGTTCGTGACGCAGTACTTGGCGGACGCCAGCGGCAACAGTCAGTTGCTTTCTCGCCGCGCGTTCATCGACATCGACCGAGGGGCTGGATTCGCGGGCTATTTCGCCGGCTACGTCTCTGACCTTGAGCTGGTGGACGCGATCACCTACTCGATCACGCTCGCGCACACCACGCGCGACGACGCGACGACGAAGGTGTGGAACGACTCGCAGAACGCCAACCTCGCGGCGCGCTCGTACTTGTTCGGCGGGCCGGTGAGCGCGGCCGTGCCGAGCGCGCACCCCACGACCGTCCTCCAGCAGCCGCAAGGGTTCTGGCAGGCCAGAGTGATCGCGGTGTACTCGACGTTTGTGCATCTCGACATCTTGGAAGATGCGTCTGCGGCGTTCCCTCCGGGCGACTTGCAGCGCGAGCTGCGCGACCGTGGCGTGCTGCGGCTGAACAACAACGCCTTTCAGCGCAACGTGTTCCGCTGGGCGCGCGGCAACGCCGAGCGGTACTTCCGGCGCGGATTCCCGAGCGAAGCGGCGCGCACGCAGTGGACGACCAACCCGACGGGGAAGGGGCCGATCCGGGGCTACATGCCGCGCGTGGACGTGCAGTTCTTGGCGAAGAATGGGATGATGATTAACCACCGCGCCGCGATGATGGGCGGGTACAGCGTCATTATCCCGGCGTTGTTCGGCCAGCCGGAGCGAGAGGTGGAAGCGACGGTCTTTGAGGACTTGGGCAACCATTTCTACGTCGCGTGGGCGAACACGGACCCTGTGGCGCAGCCGTTGCCGAACGACGTGCTCACCTTCTACGCCGTGCCGCGCGATGTGTCGCCGGCCGCGCCGGTGTGGGTGCGCGATCACCCGGTGGACGTACTCGCCGGCATCTTGACGGACAGCGGCTATGTGGTGGACAGCGGCTCGCTGGCGGCGGCGCGCGCGGCGGTCGGGGCGATCCAGGTCTCGCTCCGGATCACGGAGGCGATGACGCTGGAGCGGGCAACCGAGATGCTGTGCGGGGCGTTCGGGCTCGGCGTGCGCTTCAACACGGACGGCACGCGCACGATCTTTTGCTGGCGCCCTCGGCGCACGCCGGTGGCCACGATCACCGCCGACGACCTCGCGGGCACCGACCACGGGTGGTGGGAAACCAGCGAGGCGTCGCGCGTCTCCAACGTGCGGTGGAAGTTTGCACGGTTCGACGTGTGGCCAGGCGAGACGGCGCGCGTCGAGGGCGAGAGCGCGTCGGTGAGCGACCGTCCGCTGGACGGCATCATCGAGCTTGGCGACGAGCCCATCGAGTTCGCCGCCTTCGCCGAAGCGCCGCCGGATTCCCGACAGCAAGAGTACGTCGTCCCCGGCGTCATCCTCGCCAGCGACGGTTCGCGGCTGTCGTCGCTCGTGGACACCACAGCCGCGTGGGCGGATCAGATTCTTGAGGTGTACGCCAACGGCGCGCAGACGACTTCGCTGGCCGTGCTGCACACCGTGACGGCGGATGTCGGTGACGAAGTGGTGCTGAACCTGCCACCGCGTCCCGGCATGATCTCGTCGCAGACGCCGACCGCGCAGCGCGGCACGATCGAGCAGTGCTTGGTGATCGGGCGCACGCCGCAGCCGTTCGGGGCGACGCTCCGGCTGCTGCGCGTGAAGGCGGTGGCGCCGGCCCCGGACGGCACTGGCACGACGCCGCCGGTCCTCCCGCCACTCGACAACAGCTTCACGCTCGATCTCGGCACGCCGCCCTCGCGCCGCGTGCTGCTGGAGCTGGACGACGAGACCGGATGGGAAGATGTCGCGGTGCTGGATATTGAGTACTTGGTGCAGGATGACGCGCCAGATGCGAGCGACGTTGGACTCCGGTGGCCGGAGCGATGGGCGCCCCCTGGCGTGTTCGACGCCGGCCCGTTCACGCCGGGCCGCACCGTGTGGTTTCGGGTTCGCACCGTGTACCTCGCGATCTTCTCGCCGGGCGAGTGGACCGCGTGGCAGTCGATCACGCTTGATGAGGCGTCGCTGACGCCGCCTGGCGTGGTCCTCACGCCGACTGTCACCTACGTGCTCAACGAGGGGACTGGCGAGGTGGACGTGACCGTACTGGCTGGTGTCGAGGCCGTGAAGGTGTACTGCCGCGCGAGCTTGGCAACGTTCCCGCCCGCGCAGGACATTATTGACAACGGGGCCGAAGATGTCAGCGCGCCGTATGAGTTCCCGGCGCTCGTGACGATTCCTGACGGGCAGATTGCGTACATCGGCGCCATCGCCGAGGACGAGGACGGCTTGCGGTCGCTCGTCAACTACGCGGTCGTCCGCCGTGGTGTGCCCACCGACGAAGGGCTGAACGTGCGCGGCGGGCTGCGGTTCGTGCCCGACAACACGTACGACATTGGCGAGGTCAGCAACTACCGGCCGCGCAACGTGTACGTCGCCGGCACCGTGTTCGCGCAGGACTTTGTGCTGACGGACGGCGGGACGGGGGAGCCCGCGACTATCGGGCCGGCGATCGTGGTGTGGGGGTCGGCCGTGCCGGACGGCACGCCGGCCGCGCTCAACACCACGGCGACGCCGCTGTCCATCCTGCGGTTCAGCGGGCCGGGGGTGACGACCACAGCGGACGACGGGGACGTATCGGTCGTCATCGAGGGCGGGGGTGGGGGTGGGGGGGGAATCACGTTGTCCTCGCCCCTCACCGGCTACACCGCCGGCAGCGATGTGGCGCTGGAGGCGACGGACACGATCTTGCAGGCGTTCGGCAAGGCGCAGGGGCAGATCAACACGCGCATCCGCCTCACGTCCGCGATCACGGGCTACGAAGCGGGCATCAACGTCCCGCTCGCCGCCACGGACACGCTGCTGGCGGCGCTCGGGAAGTTGCAGGGGCAGGTCACCGCGCGGCTCGAGAAGAACCAGCCGATCCTGTTCGACCCTGACAACACGTACGACATTGGCGAACTGACGGACCACCGCCCGCGCAACATCTACGCGGCGGGCTCGGTGTTCGCGCAGGATTTCGTTCTGATTGACGGCGGCACCGGCGAGCCGGCCACCATCGGGCCGGCGATCGTGGTGTGGGGGTCGGCCGTGCCGGACGGCACGCCGGCCGCGCTCAACACCACGGCGACGCCGCTGTCCATCCTGCGGTTCAGCGGGCCGGGCGTCACGGTGACGCATACGGCCGGCGACATCTCCGTGGTGGTGTCGGGCGGCGGCGGCAGTGGCGACCTCACGCTTGCGTCGCCGATCACGGGGTACACGGTCGGCGGGAACACCGCGCTGGCGGCGACCGACACGATCCTCCAAGCGTTCGGCAAGCTCCAAGGCCAGGTGGACGCGCGCCTCAGCGCCAACCAGACGATCACGCTCTCCGGCGACGCGACGGGCTCCGGGGCCACAGCGATCACGGTGAGCATCGCGGAGTCGGTGGTGACAGGGAAGGTGCTCACCGGGTATAGCGTGGGCAGCAACACGGCGCTGGCGGCGACGGACACGATCTTGCAGGCGTTCAACAAGGTGCAGGGGCAGATCAACGCGCGGCTCACAAGCAACCAGACAATCACGCTCTCGGGCGACGTGAGCGGAAGCGGTGCGACCTCGATTGGGGTGACGCTCGCCAACTCCGGCGTGACGGCCGGGACGTACAACGACGTCGCCTCACAGGTGCGCCCGTTTACGGTCGATGCGAAGGGTCGCGTGACCTCCATCGGTGCGGCCGTGAACATCGCCATCACCGCCGGTTCGGTGAGCGGTCTCGCAGCGAGCGCGACGACAGACGCGACCAATGCGTCCAACATCAGCACGGGCACCTTGCCGTCCGGCCGGATCTCCGGCGCGTACACGGGGATCACGGGCGTTGGCACGCTCGCCTCGCTCACAGTGACGGGCGCCGCGACGTTCACCAACGGCCCGCTCACGGTGGCCACGTCGTACAAGATTGGCGGGCTGGTCTATTCCACATCGAACCCCGGCTCGCCGTCCGGCGTTCCGGACGGGGCGTTGTGGGTGGTGTACTCCGCATGAGCCCGATCAGCGTGAACCAAGCGGGGACGTGGCGCACCGCAATCCGCATGTACGTGCGCGACGCGACGGTGACATGGCGCATCGTGCAGCGCGCGTTCGTGAATCAGGCTGGGACGTGGCGGCTTGGCTTCGCGCGCACGCCAGCGGTCGTAACGGGCACGGGGCTGACGCTCAACGGCACGACCGATGCGTCGCTCACCGTGAGCGCGAGTCCGGTCGCGGCGGTGGCGACGTGGACGCGCGGGGCGGACGACGCCGGCCTCCCCGTCGAGGTCGTGTGGTATGTCAACGGCTCGCCGAGCGGATCGCCCGACAACGTGCAGTCTGGCAACACGGCGAGCCGAGACTTCACGATCGGGCCGGGGCAGTCGCGCGCGATCTACGCCACGATCCGGGTGCGGAACGGTGTGCTCGACTCGGTGGATGGCGGCGATGTGTACGGGCCGGTGGAGTCCACGCCGGAGTTGACGCGAACGTGGCCACAGCCGACCCTCACCAGTTTCACGCTCGGCACGAACGTCGCGTCCAACCTGCTCACGGCGGTCTGGATCGCGAGCAACGCGCCGTCCGGTGCCAAGTACCGGCTGCGGTGGCGCGCCGAATACCAAGACGACCCATTGAACGTCAACTCGCGCCAGGATCAGTTCACCAACTTCACGACGAACGCCACGGGCCGGAATCTTGACGAGTTCGACCACGGCTACACCATCATGGAAAACCTCGCCGATGCGTATATCCGCTGGTACTGCCGCGCGCAGATGTACACGGCGGACGAAACGACGCTGTTGGTCGAGACAGACGAGGAATCGCTGTTCGTGCCGGTGGAGACACTATGAGCCCGCTGAACTTGGTCGGACTGCTCAAGGCATCGAAGGTCGGCGCAGCGCGCGGGCAGGGGTTCCGCCTGTACGCGCGCGGGGCCGGCGACGGCGCACGCATAACGGACTATATGGTGACCTCTCTCACTCGAACGGGCGGGACAGCGACGGGCACACCGATCGCGCCGTTTACCAACATCACGTTCGTGGCCGAGTACACCCAAGGGGACTTGGCGGATGGCATCTTTGACGAGCAGTGGGATGGGCAGGTCCAGTTGGTGCTCGGCACGCCTGAGGTTGATGGCTTCCCGGCGGGGCCACAGGAGTTCTTCGGGCCAGCCGGCACGCTGCGCTCGGTGGCGATCAACCGGGCGACGCGGGAAATCACGGCGACCGTCACGCTGAACAACTGGATCTATTTCGACGACGACGATCCGCCGCTTGCCGGTGAAGGGTTCTTTGTGGCGATTCCGGTGGCGTTGTCGTTCCGTCCGGAGATGTACTTCAACGTCGCGCGCACGAGCGACACTGCGATTTACAGTGTGCGCCCGTACCGGCTCGGCCAGCCCACGCCGGAGAGTCTGCCGCAGTCGATCATCGGGATTCCGAGCGAAGATGATTGGGAATGGAGTGAAGATCCCGCCAACCCGCCGAACGAACGGGTGACGGGAGTGACGGTGCGGTGTCGGTTCGCGGGCTCCGGCGGGGGATGGTGGAACAACTTCAACGGGGACTACGCGGGCACGGGCCTGACGCTGGAGTACACATGGGAACGCTTGGTGGGCGCGGAGTGGGTGTTCTTTTCGCTCCAGACACGCGACGGTGCGAACGTGGTGCCTGACCCGTCGCTCTTGCTCAACGGTGCGCCGAACGAGGAGTTCGAGATGCGCGTAACGGTACAGGTCACCGCGCCGTTCGTGTCGCCGCCGGCCAGCCACACGCGCGTCATCACGATCCCTGATGCGATTCGCGGGCCGGGCGGCGGGCCGATCGTATGACGGCGTGGCGTTCCCCGCCTTGCGGTGCTACAATACGAGATGCGCCGGGCACTGCGCGGCGCACGCGCCTACGGAACCCCCATCCCTGAGCCATGAGCGCAGCCCCCGGCCGGTACAAGCTGACCCGCACGCAGAAGCAGGCGCTGCTTCAGACGCAACTTGCCTGCGACCTCGCCCGCAAGGAACTGGCGGCGCGTGAGGCCGAGGCACAGCGGGTCAGCGATCTCATCATCGACGCCTGCGGACTCCCGCCGGGCACGCAGGCATCGTTCGACGAGGCGACGGACGAGATTGTCGTCGTCGAGGCGAAGTAACGTGGCCGACGAGACGGCACCGGTGCGCGTCATGGAGTGGCTTTTGGGGCCGATCGCCGGCATCGCCAGCGGGTTCTTCGCGGCCGGGCGCAAGACACAGGCCGTTGACGAGAACCGCCGCCGCTTGGATACGCTGGAGGCGACAGCGCGGGCGGAGGCGATGGCCGCGCAGGCGAAGCTCGACGCCGCGACCGCGAGGACCGACTCGGTGCGCGCCGAGGTGCGAGCCGAGATGAAGGAGATGCGGGGCGAGCTGCTCGAGGAGCTGCGGTCGATGCGTCAGGACATTCGCGACGACATGCGGCGCCTTGAGATGACACGGCCGAAGGGGCCGACCCCGTGAACCGCGCCAAGGCCGAGGCCCGCTACCGGGAGTGGCTGGCCGATCACGCCAAGGCCCGCTTCGGGTTCGCCGAGGAGATCGCGCGCCTCGCCAACAACACGACGGCTGGTGTGCGCAACTCGACCCCCCCGGTGGATCTGTGGGATGCCATCGTGCCGACGCTGCGGCTGCTTGAGCGTCTGCGTGAGCAGTTTGGGCCGACAACGATCACGAGCGCGTACCGGGATCGCCTGTACAATACGGCGGTCGGGTCCGGTATTGGGAGCCAACACATCCGCAACACCGCGCTGGACTTCCACTGCCGCACCGGCACGCCGGCCGACTGGATGCGCGCACTGCGCGAGTGGCGCGCGGCCGGCGAGTTCGCGGGCGGGGTCGGCCTCTACGTTGGGCGCGGGTTCGTGCATGTGGACACGCGCGGCACCAACGCGGACTGGACGGGCTGATGCAGATTCGCGCGGGCGGGGCGGTGTTCGCCGACGATGGGGTATCACTCGGCTTCCTCACGGACCCGGCGATCCGCCCCGTGCGCGGCAGCGGGAACCTCTGGGAGCTGGCCGACCAGCCGCTCATCTGGCGTCGCACGGACGGTACGCTCGACGTGATTTCGGTCGGCTACCGATGCAACCTGGCGTCGATCCCGAAGGCGGTGCATGGGCTGGATCACCCGGCCTCGCACTGGCTCATCCGGGGCAGCGTGGTGCATGACTGGCAGTGTGAACACCACGACGAGCGCGGGAGCGACGCCGTGCATCGCCAGTGGGGGCAGATGGTCGGGTGGGACGCGGAGACGTGGGTGCAGCGCACGATCAAGCGGCCGACCTACGAGCGCCTCGTCCGCTGGATGGGACCGCGCTGGTGACTTGACGGGTTGCCTGTCTGGCCGTACACTGTGTGCAGGTATTCCACCTACACACTCAGGGAGGCAGTATGGCCGCAGGTCGTGTCACGATCTCTGTCCACGTTCCGATGGACAGCTACCAGATCATTCAGAAGGCGATTGAGCGCACGGGGGAGGGGTGGTCGCCGTTCTTCCTGGCCGCCGCTGAGGAGCGCGCGGCGCGCGTGTTCGCGACGACCGTGGAACCGGAGTCGGCCGGTGCCGCGCCTCAGTCCTGACCAGCTCGCCCGGCGCCGCTCGTTCCTCGGGTCGTCCGACATTGCCGCCATCGCCGGGCTGGACCCCTACCGCAGCGGCCTTGACGTGTGGCTCGAGAAGCGGGGGCTGGCACCGGAGCAGGAGGAGTCTGAGGCGGCGCTGATGGGGCACCTCTTGGAGCCTGTCGTGGCGCAGCGGTACGCCCTCGCGAACCCGGACGTCGCGCTCCAGCCGGTCGCGCAGGAGGTGGTGGGACCGGAGCCGTACTTCGCGGCGACGGTGGACTACCTTGCCGCGCAGGACCAGCGCCAGTGGGTCGTAGAAGTCAAGACGCGCAGCAAGTTCACGATGCGCGACTGGGGGCCGGCCGGCAGCGATCAGGTGTCGCCGGCCGTGCTGGCTCAAGTGCTCTGGCAGCAGGCGATGACCGGCCTCACGACCATGGCAGAGGTTGCGGTGCTGGTGGACGGGCGGGAGTTCCGCCTGTACGCGGTGCAGCACGACGCGGCGGTGGTCGCGGACCTCATGGAGATCGGGCGCGACTGGTGGCAGGCGCACATCATCGAGGGCAGGGAGCCGGCCTTGGACGGGCCGAACGTCGCGGCCTACCTGCGCGAGAAGCACAAGCAGGCGCTCACGAAGGACGTGCGCGAGGCGGACGAGACGGCGCGCGCGCTGCTGGCGGAGTACGCCCGCATGGACGCGGCGCGCAAGGAGGCCGAGGCCGGGCGCGAGCGCATGAAAGAGGCGCTGATGCCGGTGATCGGCGACGCCTACGGCATCGAGGCGCCCGGCGTAGGCAAGATGTACTGGCTGAACGTGAAGGGGCGGGCCACGACCGACTGGCAGGCGATCGCCAAGGAACTCGGCGCACCGGACGAGGTGATTCAGCGCCATACCCGCATCGGTGCCCCGTCGCGCCAGATGCGATTCTATCCAGCCACGGAGACGACCAATGAGTGAGCGCACGGCGGTTGCCCCCCGCGTCGAGGCCGCCAAGCCGACGCGCGAGGCGAAGATCCTCGGCCACCTCGCCCCGCTGATGGGTGGCGACGAAGCGAAGGCACGGAAGATGTATCGCGTGGCCCTCAACGCGATGAGCAAGACGCCCGCGCTCGCGCGCTGCAACGAGGGCAAGTTCTGGCTGGCCGTTTCCGAGGTCGCCGCCATGAACCTGACGATCGGCGTGCGCGGCGCCTACCTCGTGCCGTACAAGACTGAGGTGCAGGTCATCATCTCGCCGCACGGCCTCGTCGAGCTGGCGTTCCGGCATCCGCTCGTGCGGTCGGTGCAGGCGCGCGTGGTGCGGGCTGGCGAAGCGTTCCGCGTCGAGTACGCGCCGGACGCGGTGGTGCAGCATGAGCCGCGTCTGTCGGGGTCGCCTGGCGATCTGGTGGGCTGCTACGCGATCATCGACCTGGCGACCGGCGGGCGCGTTGTCGAGTACATGACGCGCGATGAAGTGCTCGCCATCCGCCAGCGGTCGCAGTCGGCGCGCAAGGGCGAGGGGCCGTGGATCACGGACGAGGCGGAGATGTGGCGCAAGACGGTGCTGAAGCGGGCAATGAAGTACGTCCCGCAGTCGGAGGAGATGATGCGCGCGCTCGAGATCGACGACGACGACACCGACCTGTCGGTGGTGCCGGACCACGCGCGCTCGTTGGTGGCCGCACCCGTTGAGGACGCGGTGGGGGCGGTGGTGGTCGGCGCGGGGGTGGCTGGGCTGAAGGTGGCGATGGCCGCGCGCCGGCAGCAGGCGGAGCCCGAGGTGGCAGCGGAGCCCGAGGGAACGCACTCCACCGAGCAGTATCCCGAGGACTATTCGCTGGAGCCGGACGGGACCGAGGCGGATGACCCGTGGGGTGCGGCGGTGGACGGTCGGTGACCATCGTGGCGTGGGCATGACGAGCGCGCGCGAGGCGAAGGACCGGGCTGTCCGCGAGGCGCTGGCGCTGCTCCGTCAGGTGTGGCCCCGGCGCTTCGCGCTGACGCACGAGGAAGAGCAGGTGACGATTTACGGCCGCGCGCTCGGCTCGATCACGATTGACTGCGTGGTGCCCGGCGCCGAGCGGTACGTCGCCGAGCAGAAGTACCCGCCGACGCCGGCCGAGCTGCGTGAGTATGCCGTGCGGGAGCAGCGGATCCGCTACCCGCACGTCTCGCCGCCCGCGCTGGGGGTCGTGCGTGATCCCGACCTCCAAGCGCACCTGGACGCACTCGACGCGCAGCGCGCCCAGATGGACCGGGTGGCGGTGTGGCTGGTGCGCCGGGTCCGGTCCTTGGAGGCGGTATTCGTCGTGTTCGCGATTGTCTGGCATCGCGCCGCGACCGACGAGGACCGAGCGCGTATTCGTCGGGGCGGGGCGACCCGCGAGGAGGTGGCGGCGGCGCTTGCCGAGTGGGAGGCCGACGAGGAGCGACGCGCGATTGCGCGGGAGTGGGTGGCCGACGAGGAGCGACGCGCGACTGCGCGGGAGGGGGGTGATGCGTGAGGCGGAGGTGGGTCGCCAGTGTGACGCGCTGGCGGAGACCCTGGGGTGGACTGTCGAGCGGTACGAGCAGGGTCGCGCCACGCGGATCACCGAGGGGCTACCGGATCGCCGGTACGTCCGCGCTGGCCAGCGGGTGTGGGTGGAGCTGAAGGCGCCGCTCGGCCGGCTCACGACCCATCAATACGGCTGGCTCCTGAGCGAACTGGACGCCGGGGGGCTGGCGACCGTGATACATAGCCAAGACGAGCTGGCGTACCTGTTCTCGGTGCTGGCGCGGCGCTCGTCGATCATGGAGGCGCGGGCGCGCGATCTGTGCCGCGAGTGGGTGGCGCTGACGTGGCAGCGCGGGCCGCGCGAGGGTCGGCGGGACGGCCGGCGTGGGGCTGGCGGAAACACCACACCCCGCCGCCTGGGTGGGCGACGGGGTGGGTAAGGCGACGCGGACGCTCGCGCAGCACACACCAGCCACGGGGTGCGCCTGCAGTATAGGGCTGGCGCGGGGCTGGCGCAAGGTTCACTGCGGGAGCCACGGCATCCCCCCGCCCTTCCCCTGCGGGGGCTGGCTGGCCGCTGGCGGGCCGCTGGCGGGCGCTTGCGCCGTCGGGCTGGCTGCCCCCTTGGCGGGCTGGCGTTTCGGCTTGAGGCGGGCTCTGGCGGCGGCGCGGCGCTCTTGGGAGACGTTCGCGGTCGGCATCCCGAGCAGTCGCCGTAGCAGGTCGCTGGCGGTCAGGTTCAGCGCGGTGGCGCGCGCGTGGATCTCGTGTAGCTCGGTGTCGGTCACGCGCAGGTACAGCGCGCGGGTGCGCGGCTGTCCCTGAATTGTTGGCTTGTAGCTCACGGGGCTGGCTCTTGGTTGGGCGGTGGGTCCGGGACGGCACGGTGGTCGCGCACCAAGACGGCGCGCGCCTCGGTCGGCGTGCATCGCATGAGGTCGGCCAGGTGGCCGGCGACCGCCGCCACGAACGCCTCGGTATCGCGGTGGAGGCGCGCGCGGTATCCGGTGGTGACGATGAGGTCCGCTAGGCGCCGCGCGCGCCGGTCGTCAATGGGCGGAAGGGGCTGGCGCGGGGCTGGTGAGCGGTTGAGGGCTGGCGGTGGGTTCATGTGCGGCTGCGCCCGTCGCGGTGGATCGCCACGTTCCATTCTCCGGAGAGGATCGCGCGCGCGGCGCCGTGCGTGGTGTGGTCGAGGAGGTATTCGTAGGCCTCGAGCCCGTTTCGGCACTCGGCCACGGCGACCCCGTCGCGCAGCACGGTCATGGGGTCCGGGGCTGCCCAGACGCGCGAGAGGGTATCGTAGCAAAGGTCGCGTGCCGTCATCGGCCTGTGGCCGGTGGGCTGGCGCGGGGCTGGCGGTGGGGTCATGCGTCCCACGGCCCCGACGCGAGCGGTGGGGCCTCGCCAGAGGCGATCGCGTCGTCGGTGGCGTCAGGCGCGTGGATCGACCAGCCGTCGGGGTTGTCGCACACCTCGAACCCGAGCCGGGCGGCGGCGTCGCACGCGAGGCGACCCACCGACACGCCTTCATACCAGGCGTTGTTGATTGCGTCGGCAACCGAGTGCGGCCACTGATCGTCGGTGCCGAGCGGCAGGAGGATGGCGGCGGCGGCGTTCAGGTTGGCGAGGTCGGCGGCGCTATAGCCGGTGGTGTTGTCGGTCGTGAACAGGGGGGGCATCGTCGGGGTCTCCGGTGGGTGGTGAATCTGTCCGGCACACTGCCGGAGCTGGTGAGGGGCTGGCCGGGCGCTCGCGCTCGGGCTGGCGACCGGCTCAGGGGGGACAATACGCTGCCGTGCGCGTCCTGCCAATAGGCAGGGCTGAGGGCTGGTTGGGGGCTGGCAAGGGGCCGGCTACGGGATCAACCGCTCGAGCCGCTCGCGCTGGGCCTCGCGCTGGCTCAGGACCTGGACCTCGGCCGGCGTGGCGTAGCGCGTGAACCATCCGCCGTAGCGCAGCGAATAGCTCACCGAGTGCGTGCTACTCGCCGCAATCACGAAAAACGCGCGCTCGGCGTTGACAACCGTGGCGACCACCACACAGTCCTGCAGGATGGTGACGGGCCGGCTCAGGTCGGTGAGGTCGGACAGTGAGGGATATGCGTTGCGCGAGGTACGCAGTGTGGGGATCGGCATCGGAGTCAGTCCGTCGTGGGTGGGTTGGACTCGTCACTCCCCTAGCCAGGGGCTGGCTAGGGGCTGGCGAGGGGATCGGGTCTCATGAGAACGTGCCGAACGGAAACGCCGCTTCCATGATCGTCTCGAGTTGCCGGAGCCGTGCGGCATCGGTCGGGCTGAGGACGCGCCGGAACCCCAGGCGTTCCTGCAAGGCGAATAACTCACGTGCGACCTCCGCAAGGTCCTGCGGGTCGCTTGTCTTTTCTGGTGTCATCGTTACTCCCACCGCCGGACGTTACCGGCGGTGTTGGTGGGCTGGTGAGGGGCTGGCTAGGGGCTGGCCGGGGGATCACTCCCAAGGCCACGGCTCCGGGCGCGAAAGCATTTCCGCTTCACAGTTCCGCATTACCGTCCGGCAACCGTCGGGGCCACCGAATGTGCCATCGTTGGCCGCAAGGCCGCGACGCGCAATGCGCATCCATTCGACCGTTTCCCAGCGGCGGGCACGCTCGGGGTTGCGTTCCACATTCGTCATCGTTGGGATCCTCCGTCATGGTTGTGGTCATGGGTAGATACTCCGAGAGAGAGTGGGGGGGGCGAGTCAGTTTCCGAGAATGTTCGCACGGCTACGCGCCTCGCGATCGCGAAGCAGCTTCGCGGCCGGTCGCTCGTGCCACGCGAGGTCCGCTGAGCCCGGCGCAAGGTGTCCGTCATGGTCGATGGCGACGCACCCGTGAGTGATCGCGCCCGACTCGTTGTGCGAGCGATACGGCGCGGAAAGCGGGCGATTGCAGATGCGGCAGAGCGCCCCCCGCCACCAGGCCTCGTGCTCCCACACGCGCTGCGCCCGCTCGGCGTCGCCGCGCGCCGCCGTCCAGACGGCCAGCGCCTCCTCCAGCGACACACCGCGCGCGTCGCACCACTGCTCGGCGGTGGCGGGCGTGAGATCGGCGGACAGGCGGGCGAGGTCGGCGTAGGTCGGGGTCGGGGTCGGGGTCGGGGTCATGGTCGGTGTCTCCGTGGCTAGTGATGCGTGCCGCCAGCAGCGTGTCCGCTGGCGTGCAGGGACAATATGTGTATGGCGTGCACACATGTCAAGAGGGGGCGGGGGTTTTTTTTCGGGGGGATCAGCGCCCGCCCCACCTCGCCCCCCAATCCCACCCGCACTCGCGCCACAACGGCAGGCACCGCCACAACGGCAGGCCGTGTCAGATCGACACACGTAACCGTCGTGCGGCCCGTTGCCGGTTAGCGCCCCCGCGCCAGTTTTCCACATTCCCGCGCCAGTTTTCCACACGGGCGACACGCGGCAGTTTTTGCCGACCGATCCCCGGCCACCGGATTCCGGCGCCCGACCGATTCCCGGACGGCTCAAGTGTCGCGTTTCCGGACGGCAGATATTGCCGCCCTCGCCTCGAGCGTCGCGGTCACTTTGCCCGATGGCCCGCAATCGCGCAGAACGGGGCCTCTGAGCCCGTTGCCCCCCGTGGCCGGCCTTTGGTATTCCCGGCGCCCTCGGGCGGCTCTGACGGGGCTCTGGCGCGCAGCAACGGGCCGTTCCGCCGGCAACGGCGCGTCGGCGTCGGCGACCGGGGGGGGGGGGACGGCGACCGAAAACCGGGCGGCAGCTTTTTCCGGGTCAAAGGCCGCGGCGACAGGCGAGGCGGGGGCACCCTCCTCTCACCCTCCCGGTTTCCGAAGGTGTATGCCGTCCACCCGGCGATTCTTGCCGTGGGGGGGGGAGGTGTGGTGCTTGAGGCTTGGTCTTGGCGTTTTTCTGGTGCTGGGCGTTGAAGTTGTATGCCAGCAGCACATCGGTGGTGGGTTGTGTGCGGTTTGGGGCTGGGTTTGGGGGGGTGCTGGCGGATTTCGGGGTGGCGGCTGGCGCTGGAAGGGGTCAGGATCGCGCAGAATCGCGTTCTGGCGGGCTTTGGGGGTGTGGTGAAGGGTTGTGGTCGGGTCGGGCGGAGATCGGGCCGCAAATCGCCGTTTAGCGCGTTTTGTGGTGCCGGGGTGGTGTTGGGTGCCGGGATCGGGGCAGTGGCGCTGGTGTGTGCCGGGCTTTCTCTCTGATGGCGAGGATGGTGCAGTTGCGTTTCCCTGTAGCGCAGCGAAAGGGTGGGGCTCCTAGATCTTGCTGGTGCTGACGCCTTGTGCGATGAGCGGAGGTGGTGGCAAAACAGCGCACCCACCCTGACGAGAGAGAGGAGGAGAGTCGTGGTGATGTGGTGCTTCCAATCGAACCCCCGAGTGTAACGAAGGGGGTTCGGAACGCGCGCGCGGCTATAGATGTGTTGCGGGAAAGGCTGACATCCGAGTGGCGCTCGACTGGCGCGATGCGTCGGGTGGCGGAGACCGCCCCGCTCCCTGTGTCGCTTTGACACACTTGCGCGATCCGCCCGCCTGCCGCATACTGCCCTCGCGCTACATGAGCGCACACGAACACACAGCCACAATGGAGAGCGTATGAGCCGCTTCGACCCGCCCGACAGTCCGCCGGACGACTGGCCGATGGCCGGCCCGCAGTGGGCGATTTCCGATCCGCACCCGGTCGCCGATGGCTGGGAGCGCATCGGCTACGAGGACGAGGACGGCGAGGTGTGGCTGCCCGCGTGGCTACCCGGCTCGGCCACGCTCGAGGACGCCTTGGCGAGCGCGGCCAGAATCGAGACCGAGGGCCGGCCGCGTCGCGTGCGTGGCCTCGATGTGCCCACCGGCCACGCGCTCGCCTGGGCGCAGGACGAATACACCGGCCGCACGCACTACACCGACTGGATCACGCCCGAGGACGTGGCATGACCCCGGCCGACGCCGCCACCCTCGGCGACGGCGACGTGGTGGTCTCGTGGCGCACCACCCCGCCGCTCAAACCGCTCACGGTGGACCGCGTGTGGGTCAATGCCGCCGGCACCGTGGCGCGGGTCCTCGTGCGCGGCGAGCCCGCCCTGCGCCACCAGTGGCTGCCGGCAGACGGCCTCTATCGCCCGCCACCGGGCTACCTGTGGGCGCCCCGCAGGGCCTCGTGGGTCCGGCCGATCGACGGCAGCCACCACGTCTGGAGCGGCCCCGACCCGGCCGCGCCGACCCTGTGACCCCCCGTGACCGGCAACCACCACGGCACACCCTCGACGCGACCTCTCGACGCGACCCTCGGAGCGACCCCATGAGCGACCCCACCCTGCGTCCCCCGTGGACGCCCGCCGTCATCGCCGCGCTTGCCGCGATCACCGGCAAGCACACGACGCACGCGCACACGATCGCCGACGCGCTCGACGCCGCCGCCGACCTGCTCGCCGCGACCCAATACGAGCTGCGCAAGGCCACGCGCACCATCGCGCGCCTGCGCGGCGACGAGGACGGCGAACGATGACCCCCGCCCTCCTGATCGCCAGCGCGTGGCTCGTCGTCGTCCTCGGCGCCACCTGGCGCGAACTGACGCGCAACCCGTGCGCCTACGAGGACCAGCTCCCGTCCCACTGGCGCCCTCACCCGCGGACGATCGTCCGCACCCACCACCTCACCGGAGGACGCAGCTCGTGACCCCGACCCTGACCCCGCAGCAAGAACAGCCGTGCATGAGCCGGGTGATCGGCCGCTGGATCATCAGGATTGAGGACCGGATGCCCAGCAGCATCCGGAACAGCGCCGCGTGGCGTGATCTGCTGCCGCTCGCCGCCGGGACAGGACGCGCGCACGAGGCCGAGCGGCTCGCCCTCATCCTCGACTGGATGTGGGGCACGGTGCTCCCGGCCGTGCAGCCGGTGGCCGACGCGCGTGGACTCGGCCCCGCGTGGCGGACGATGTGCGAGCAGCGGACGCCTGCCGCCGCTGAGGCCGCCGCCCACGCCGCCGGCGTCGCTTCCGTTGCTGCGATGGTTTCGGTCGCGGACCTCCGCGACGCTGGCATCCGCATCGCGTACGCCGCCGCTGCCGCCCACGCCGCCCACGCCGCCGACACCGCTGCCGCCAACGCCAACGCCGCCGCTGCCGCCGCCGCTGCTGCTGCCGCCGGCGCCGCTGCTGCCGCTGCGGTCGATTACGCCGGCGTGTGGCGCACGTTCGATCCGGTCGGCTTGCTGCGCCGACTGATCGCCGTGACGGACCCGCGCGCGATGGAGGTGGTCGCATGACGTCGCGCACCGCAGGAGACGACCCCATGACCGACACGACACCGGCCGCTGGCTTCGTCCACGACGTGTTTCCCGTGGACCGCTGCGGCGTCTGCGTCGACGCCGGCAACGGCGGCTGGACCGTGGAGCACCCAGAGCCGCAGCACGACGCGCTCCCCGCCTACGCCGTGCCGATCGCGCTCCTGACGGACCCGCAGTTCGTGGAGGCCGTCTCGGCCCGCTGGTGGGCGATGGCGCGCGACACGGAGCCGAACGCCGCGAAGATCCCGACCCTGTTCCTGGCCCTCGCCGCCGAGCTCGAGGAGCGCGCCGCCGACAACGACCGGCGGAACGGGATCGTGCCGCCCGACGAGGACGACGCATGAGCGGCGACTATGCGGCGTTTCTGGCGGCCAAGACGCAGCGGATGCCCGCCCGCGGAATGGCATCAAACGTCGTCGCCCAGTGCCCATTGCCGCCGTCCCTGTTCGCGTGGCAGGATCACATCGTCCGATGGGCACTTCGGCGTGGCACGGCCGCCTTGTTTGCCGACACCGGCCTTGGCAAGACGGCCATGCAGCTGGCGTGGGCCGATGCGATCGCCACCTACACCGGCGCGCGCGTGCTCATTCTGGCGCCGCTGGCGGTCGCCGCGCAGACGGTCGGCGAAGGCAGGCGCATCGGCGTGGCGGCGCGCGTCATCCGCGATGCTAGTGACGTGACCCCGGACTGTCCGCGCGTTGTCGTCTGCAACTACGATCGCGTGCATCGGCTCGATCTGACCGAGTTCACCGGCGTCGTGCTGGACGAATCGTCCATCCTGAAAAACATGATGGGCAAGACGCGCACCGCGCTCATCACCATGTTTCGCGACACGCCGTACCGTCTCGCTTGTACCGCCACGCCGTCCCCGAACGACTTTGACGAGCTCGGGAACCACGCGGAGTTTCTCGGCGTCACCACGATGTCCGAGATGCTGGCGCGCTACTTCGTGAACGATCTTGGCGATACCGGCACATGGCGACTCAAAGGATACGCCGAGTCGGCGTTCTGGACCTGGTGCGCGTCGTGGGCCATCGCCATCCGAACGCCCGCCGACCTGCGCGCGGCAGACGGCACGCCCTACGACGGCGCACGGTATGTGCTCCCGGCGCTTGACATTCGGCACGAGATCGTCGCCGTCGATCACCTCGCGCGCCAACTGGACACGGGCGAACTGTTCGCCGGGCAGGCGTTGTCGGCCACCACGCTCCACCGAGAACTGCGCGCCACCGCCACGGATCGCGCGGCCGCCGTCGCGCGGATCGTTCACGCGGAACCTGACGAACCGTGGATCATCTGGGTCCATACCGACTACGAGGCAGATGCCGTGAAGTCCATCGTGCCCGAAGCGGTCGAGGTGCGCGGCTCGATGACGCCTGACGAGAAGGAACGCCGCCTTGTGGACTTCTCCGAGGGACGCACTCGCATCCTGTTGACCAAGCCGTCGATCGCAGGATTCGGCATGAACTGGCAACATTGTGCGCGCATGGTGTTTGCGGGCCTGTCGTATTCCTACGAAGCACTCTACCAAGCACTGCGTCGCTCATGGCGCTTCGGACAGACGCGCGACGTGGTCGCGTATTTGGTCGCGGCCGAAAGCGAAGGCGCCGTCCGTGACGCACTCACTGCCAAAGAGGAGCAGCACCGCATGATGCAATCGAAGATGGTGGAAGCCATGCAGCACAGTCAGGGCCGCGATGACGCCACGGACGCCGTTGCGGAAGGCGGCACGGGCGACACCGCGATCGGCAATGGGTGGACGCTGACCAATGGCGATTGCGTCGAGGTGTGGCGCTCGATTCCCGATGGCACGATCGACTTCACGATCTACTCGCCGCCGTTCGCCAATCTGTACGTGTACAGCGATGATCCGCGCGACATGGGAAACGTCACCGACGATGATGCGTTCTTCCGCCATTTCGGCTACCTGCTGCCAGAACTGTTCCGCGCCACGCGACCTGGCCGATTGATGGCGGTCCACGTGTCCCAGTTGCCATCCTTCAAGTGGAAGCATGGCGTCAGCGGGCTGCGCGACTTTCGCGGCGATGTCATCCGCGCAGCGGAAGCGGCCGGGTGGACCTATCATTCCGAAGTGTGCATCTGGAAAGACCCCGTGACCGAGATGCAACGCACGAAGTCGCATGGGTTGCTGTACAAGACGATCCAGCGCAACGCCTCATTCTCGCGCGTTGGGATGCCCGACTATCTCGTCGTGTTTCGCAAGTGGAGCGATGGCGAGGAAACGCCCGTGACGCACACGCCGGATGACTTCCCGCTCGACCTCTGGCAGCGCGTCGCGTCCCCTGTCTGGTTCGACATTGACCAGACGCGCACGCTCAACGTGCGACAGGCGCGCGACTCGCAGGACGAAAAGCACCTGTGCCCGCTCCAGCTTGACGTGATCGAGCGGGCTGTGGCGTTGTGGTCAAATCCGGGCGACCTGGTGGCCTCACCATTCACCGGCATTGGGAGCGAAGGTGTAGTCGCGTTGCAGATGGGACGGCGATTCATCGGAGCCGAGCTTAAGCCGACCTACTGGAAACACGCCTGCCGAAACTTGCGCGATGCGACGGCGCAGGCTGACTTGTTCGGAGTATCGGCCGCATGAGCGCCCCGGACACGCCCCCGGCCGTCTGCGGCTGGTGCGGCGGGGCGCACTCGCTCGCGGACTGCCCGCGGGCGCCCCGGCTGTTGCTCGAGGCCGTGGTGACGTTCGCGCTCGAGGCGCTGGTGCGGCCGGGGCGGACGTGGTGACCGCCGAGACGCCCCTTGCCGTCGCGCTCCGCGCCGCCCTCACGCGCGAGTGGCAGAGCACGCAGGCGCTCCGCGATGCGGTCAGCACGCGCTCGCATCGCCCCGCCCTGTCCGATGTCGCGGCCACGCTGCGGCAGCTCCGGCGCGACGGCGTGTGCGAGCGGGCCTCGCGCGGAACCGATGGTCACGCCTGGAGGCGGGCGTGATGCGCGCCGCCCTGCTCGACGCCGCGCTCTTCGCCGCCGTCGTGGCGGTGGGCGTCGCGCTCGTAGTGGTGACCGCCCACGATCGTGGCTACCGCGTCTCGCTGTACACCGTGGCGCCGTGCGCGCCGCCAACGGCCGTCGCGCCGCACGCGATGTCTGCCAACCCTTTCAACACGGACACGATCCCATGAGTGACACGACGCAGACGCAGGACACCCCGCCGCTCATCGACCTCGCGAGGGAGTTTGTCGAGGCGGCGCGAGCCCACGAGCACGCCGATGCGCGACTGGACGAGGCGAGAGCCCGTGCCTATGCGCTCGGCATGACCTCGCAGTTTGACGCAGAGTTCTACGTGCGCGGCTACGACGCCGGTGTGGACGCGGGGCCGC